AAGCCTGCGACACGACGGTCTTGGCGAGGAGCGGCTGCTCCTTGTCCTGCTTGCGGGCGTAACGGTCATCCGCCTCTGGACGGGTGTAGATCGAGTCGAACACCGCCTGCAACTGCGTGGTGATGAGCGTCGTGGTCGAGAGCGGGGCGAACTTACCGTCTACTTCCACCTTCGTGTAGGTGGCGGCCTGATCGGCCTTGAGGTCGATCTTCTCCTGCAACTGCCGCGCAGTCTCGGTGACGGCGAACAGCACTTGGTTCTGCACGGCATCAAGGTCTAGGGCACCCTCGTCCCGAGACGCCTTGATCGCGGCGTCAGTCTGGACAATGGTGTAGTAACCGTCGAGCGCGCCGGGCGAGCCGACCACTTCCTGCCACTGGCCGTTGCTGTGAACGTGGAGAGTCTTCATAGTCAGTAGGCGTATGCCTGTGCCCCGTTGAAGGAGGTTCCGGTGATCTTGCCGTCCCCGCAGATTGCAATGCCGCCGTCAGGCTGGAATCGCAAGAACACGCGACGGTATGCCACGCCGCTCTCAAAGCCGAACACCAACACGGTCTGCTCGACGGGCGGCTTCGGGAAGTTGGCCGGGAGCCTCTGCACAGTCGAGAGCGAGCCGATGGCGGTCATGGTGTAGGTCAACTCACCACGAAGTTGGATCATGCCGTTCAGGACACGGGCCTCGATCAGGCCAGAGCCCGCTACCTTCGTGCATGGCGCCCAATCAATGTCTGCCGGGACGGTCTTTCCGCCCGAGATCATCTTCCGCACCTCGTCCATGACGCTCTGGCGGAACGCAGCACATGCGGGATCGGAGAGACTGAGCGTTCCGAGTTGCTTGGCAGCGACTGAAGTGGTTGCGGGGGCCAGCCACAGGTCGCCGTCCTTGAGGTCGCCAGCCGGAGCGGTGGGGCTTTCGTAGACGGCAGGTCGCTCGCCGTCTGCTCCGGCAGGGAGATTGAACAGGTCAACCACGCCTACGGGAGCAAAGGGCTTGTCGAGTTCGTCGGACGCAAGCCGCAGCCACTGACCGCCGTCGTTCTGCGTCAGTGTCGAGGGGTTCTGCGGAGTCGGCAGGCCAGCCTCTGACTTGACGATCTTCGTGACCGAACGCACGGAGCCGTTGATCACGATGGTGGTCTGGTACTGCTGCCGCTGGATTGCGACGAGGGCACCGGAGCCATCGAAGTAGTGCAGGCCGTCAGCGTAGTCCTTGAAGGCGTCTTCGAGCCCTTGAGGCGTGGCGGCAGTCGGCTGTGGGGTTGTGCCCGCATGGCCGGTGATCGGCCCGTCGAGGCTGGCCGGAGGAATGGCCGCAATGGCGTCCGTGACGAACTGCTCGGTGGCGTAGCCGTTTAGGTCAACAGTCCCGCCCGTGACAACCCCGGCGATGGCCGCCGTAATGGCCGCATCCACCTCGGCCTTGGAGTACAGCGTGGCGATCTGGCCGTCCACGTAGGCGGTCGTGGCGTAGGCAGACAGGTCTACGGTCTGGAGCCCGCCGCCGGTCGGCAGCGCAGCCAGCAGGGCATCCACCTCGGCATCGGAGTAGTAGCCGACGATCCCCTTCGTCGGGTTGATCGCGCTGGCGAAGTTCTGGTGCGGAGTCGGCCGGTCAGGTGCGGGCATGGTTCACTCTGCGATGAGGGGCAGGAGGTAGCGCTTGCCGTTCACGATGATCGGAATGCCGCCAACGATGTCGGGCTGGTAGAAGTTCAGCCCGTCCGGCGCAAGGCCAATCGGCTGGCCGCTTGACTGCACCGTCGTGATGTCGTCGGCAAACGTGAGCACCGGGTCGCGCAGAGCGGCTGCCGCTGGCGACTCGATCAGCGGCAGCATGTACGTCTTGCCGTTCACCCGGATCGGCACAGCGCCGACGATGTCCGGCTGATGGAAGGTGAGGCCGTCCGGCGAGAGACCGATCGGCAGACCGTTGGCCTGCTCGGTCAGCATCGAGTCGGAGTACACGGGCGGGTTCGCGTTCGTGTACTCGCCCGTGACGGGCGTCACGGGGTCGCCGGTCGGGTCCACCCAAATGGCGCCGCCGCCGGTTGGGGCGGGCGGCTCGGTGTCCGAGATCAGCACGGGCTCGGCGAAGTACCAGCCGGTGCTCGGGTCGAGGTCGGACCGCAGGTAGCCGTCGCCCGTCGGGGTCGGCATCTGGTAGCCCGGGCTGGTCATCTTGCCGTCGCGGGCAAGAAGGACGCCGTACCACAGTTCTCCGAACGCTCCGCCGTTGGCGATGACGTTGCCGTTGCCGAACACGTCGCCGGAGTTCCAGTCGGGCGAGGTGGCCTGCACCCGGGCGAACGTGACGTCGGTGTCGCGGAATGCGGCCCTGAGAACCATCTGCTCCGCCCAAGTCTGGACGGGCATCGCGGGGTCCTCGGGCAATCCGACGGGGTTGCCGACCGTGTTGATCGTGCCGCTCGGCACGTTTGCCAGCGCGAGGTCGACGAGTTGCTTGACCGTCACTCGCTGCGTGGTGCCGCCGTTGACGACCGGGATGAGGCCGGTCGGCTGGGCGGTGCCCGCGGGCAGTGCGGAGATGCGAACGTCAGCCACCCAGCACCTCCGCGAAGTTGGCTAAGACTTCAAACTTCTCGCGTGCCGATTCGCTGACCTCGTCTCCCTTGCGGACGTTATCGCCGTGCCACATGGGCTGGAGGTTCCTCCAGTTGCAGACCGCCAGAAGTTGGGCCCGGTCGGTCAGGTCTGCTTGCGAGCACGGGTAGTCGTGGTCGATGCTCCATCGTCCATCGCCGACGCCGCGGTTGTTCCATGTCATCCCGGGCTGGAACTGCGACTCGATGTGGGCCTTGAGGTCGTCGACTGTGCAGCCGAGGTCACGGATGGCGGAGCCTGTCTTCTGCCCGTTCTTGACGGCGGAACACAGCCGGGAACGCAGCGAGCAGGCAACCGAGAAGGAGAGGTCGCCCCGCCGCCTCGCCTTGCTGCGTTCACGCCGCCGCTCCTTGGAGGCCGGGCTGGCGTATGAGCCGGAAGCCTTCTTCCTGTCCGGGTGCCGCGCGCGATACCTCGACTGGGCAGGCGCGAGCGCGTCGAGGTGCGCAGCCCACCGCTCGGGCGTGGCCTGCGCCTTCCGGGCCCAAAAAACGCACGGAGTCACCTTCCCCCGAAGGGCGGCGACCTGCTCGTCGAATGTTGGTGCGTCGGGGGTCATGGCGTTTCGGTTCGGAGTTTGTCAGCCTTCTCGGTGTTGATCACCTCGCCCGTCTCGGCGAGGATGCGGTGCGTCTCGATGACCGGCGGCGGTGGCGGAACGTAGCCTCCGTTGCGTCGTTCAAGCGGCGGCGCGAGGAAGCGGTCGCTCACGGGTCACCCCTTCACGCAGAGAGTTCCCTCCACGTCGGCTCCCCGCACCACGATGTATGGGGCGGCATAGACGGCGGTCGGGAAGGCGTACGCCTTGCCAGCCGCTACGGCGACCGTGCAGGGCTGGGCCTCCTCGTTGATCAGCGGGGACGGCTCGTCGCCGGGCTTCCCCACGACGCAGAGTTCGAGCGTGCCGCCGCCGGTCTCGACGATCAGGATGGCGCCCGAGACGGCGGAGAACTGCACGACGGTGCCGCTGCCGTCGGCGGCAAACTTCACCGGGTACGATCCGCCGCCGCGCTTGACTACAGGGGGCATGCCAGCCTCTCCGTGGGTGCTACGCCCTTGTTATGGCGTCGGCCACGGCAGGCCCAGCATCACTTGCCCTTGCGCTTCCAGTGCGGCGTGTGCTTGTCCCGAACGCGCTGCTCCGCGGCCTTTCTCGTCAGGCCGGGCTCGGCTGCCATCTCTTTCCGGGCCAGTTCTCGGACGAGACGCGGATTGAGCCCAGCGGCCCGCTGGGGCGGGGCAACACCCTCGGGCGGCGTGTAAGTCACCTGCCCGCGGACCTCCAGCCGACGCTTCTTGGCGACTCGGAGGAGATCGTCCTTGCCGCTGATCCATGCGTGCGGGTCGAGGTGCGCCCGGGAGTCCGCGATCCCGCCGTGGTAGTAGCGGCCCTCCGTGACGATACCAGCCTTCTTGGCCTCCCGCAGCATCCACTGGGCCTGCCGCTTGGGAATCTTGTCGAGCCACTCGGCGTTCTTGCGGCCCTGCATGAACGAGTCGTCCGTGCCGTGGATGCCCGGGGCGATCTGGAGGGCGCACATCTCGGCGAACCGCGGGGACTGCCCGGCCGCGATCATCTTCTTGTAGTGCGCCTGCACCTCGGCGCTCGCCTGCGCGATCTCAAGCGGGAGGTCCATTCATCGGCTCCTCGGGGGTGGTCGGGGCCCCCGCCGCGCCGCTGCCATCATCGCCCTCGGGCGGAGGGGACCCGGTTCCGGGCGGAGGCATCGGCGGCGGCGGCGGGGGCGGAGGGATAAGGAACGGCGCGGCGTCGAGGTCGTTGGCCTTGGCCCAAACGTCGATCAAGGCGTTCAGCGGGCCGACGATCCCGGCGCCCACCAGCGGCTGGAGCAGCGGCCCGAGGGTCTGGAACGCCATCGCCATGCGATCCTGCTCGGCCTGCTTGTTCAGTTTGCGGGCAGATCCGCTTGCGATGGTGTACGAGTACTCGCGGGTGATGGACGAGAAGTCCATCCCGTCCTTGGGGGTGACGTGCATGGACCACGCCTCTGCGCCGAGCGGGCCAAGCACGGGCGCCACGTCCTGCGGTCGCAGCAGCCAGCGCGCAGCCATGGCTTCCTTGCGGGCGACCCGGGACATGAAGTCCTCGAAGTTTTGGGCCATGTCGTCCGGGCGGATCGACAGGTTGTCCTGCTTGATGCTGGCCTCGCTGGCCGAGCGCATCTGATTCCGCGTGGAGCCGTACACGAGTTCGGTGAGCCCGACGCGCTTGTCGAACTGCTCCGCCACGGCGGCCAAAATGTCCCACATGTCCCGCGTCACGCCGGGGACGGCGAAGACCGATACGATGTCGCCTACCGATCGGCCGAGCGACTCGCTGATCTCCAACAGTTTGAAGCCGTTCTCCGACGGGGCGAGGAGTTGGTCCTTGATGTCCGCGTCCGCAGCCTTCGACACGCCGATGATCGTCTCGCACGACGTGGCAATGCGAGTCATGAGGAAGGACATTCCCCAGTTCAAGAACCGGAGTTCCCCGATCCCCGGGCGGATGTGGCTCACGGGCCAGAGTGCGTTCGGCTTGCGGTGGGGCGCGAACATCTCGAACGGCCAACCGCCATTGTCGGCCCACAGCGGGATGGGCCACGCCGCACGGATGCGCAGCGTCTGCGGCAGCCCTTCCTCATCGAGTTCCTCGTCCATCACGGCCGGCGGGACGTTGAGCGGGTAGTCCACGCCCTCCGCGACGACGATGTAGCAGTTGTCGCCGAGGGGATCGAACACGCCGCGGTCGGACTTCTTGGCGTCCTTGAGCCGGTCGCCGAACCCGCACTTGCTCCAGACCTTGTAGAAGGTCACCAGATCGTTCGTCTTGCCGGTGCGCTTCTTGCCGGGCCTGCCATCCCCGTGCCGGTCGTCCACGTTGCGGGACGTCGAGTCGTACGATTCCAAGTTCGCCTTGAGGTCCGCTCGCTGGAGGCCGAACATGCGGGCCGCTTGGTCGATCGGGAGCACGCACCGCTTGGCACACCATGTGATCTCCTCGATCACCTGCGCGTCCGGGTCCAGAAGCAGGTTGTCGACGGAGTCGTAGAACGAGCCGATGACGAGGGTTGGATCGGCCGGCGGCACGTTCTGCTGTGAGACAGCCTCGGTCCAGAGGACACCGCCGCCCTTGATGAGCGCCTCGTCCACGACCTGTCGGCCATGGGAGATCAGGTTGTTCTCGATCGGGGTCCAGTTGAGGTACGTCTGCATCAACTCGGCGACGATCCGCTTGGTCTGGTCCGCGGCGTCGATCGCCTTGGAGGCGTCGATGAACTGCATCACCGCCGGATCGGGCATGGGCTGCCCGGTCATCGGGTCGATCTGGTACGCCTCCGGGTCGACCCCGACCATCTGCGGAGGGATCACCGGGAACTTCCGTGGGGTCACCGTGCGGACCGGGTTGCGGTTGTAGATGACCGCGCCGATGAGTTTCACCACCTCCCACACGCGATTCACGGTGAGGCGAAACGCGGGCGCCGGGGTGGGGCGTGACATGAGGGTCAGGCCGCGGTTGCTGTTCTCGAAGAACCACCGGGGCCCGCCATCGAAGAAGTGCATCGCCTCGCGGGCGTCAGAGTCGAACGCCGACTTGGCCTTCTTGGCCGCCGCAATCTTCTTCAGCCACATCTGCGCGATGGGCTTGAGCGGCGAGGCAGGGTTCAGGGGAGACTGCTTGAGGTCATCCCCGTCGCCCTTGTCCTCCTTGAGATCGTCTTCGGCCATCGGTGTCCTCCGCCCGTTTTATGGCGTCACTCCCCCTTCTTGCTGCCTTGCCGGGCGAGCAGGGAGACCACCTGCGGCATCATCGTGCGCAGTTTCTTCAGCGTCTCCGTTGCCGGGTGGAAGCGCCAGCACCCCCACTGCCGCCACGCGGAGTTGTCCACGAGGCCCGGGTCGTCGGCGTGACGCACCGACGGCTTTTCGACGAACCCCTCGTCGGGGGAGAAGGTCAGGATGAAGACCGTGTTCACGCCCGGGCGGCGGGAGACCCAGCCGATCACCGGGTCCTTCTGGTTCAGGACGTTGCTGTAGAACAGCACCATGTCCCCGAGTTCCACCGTCTGCGTCGGGAAGTCAGACCCACTCGTACTGCTCGACATTCGTCGTCTCCTCGCTTGACGCACTGGCGTCGGATGCCGGGCCCAGATAAACGCACGCACCCACCCGGTTCTTGGTCTTGCGCGCGATGTAGTTGATTATCCACTCGGGGGTCGTATCCGACTCGTCCTTTTTCGGAGGCGAGCGGTACTTCGGCTCGGAGGCGACGATGTACTCCATGCACTGGCATGCATGCACCTCGCCGCGGGTGTTCGGCTCGTCGCTGACGACGGAGAGCCCGTTGATGAAATGCGTCTTCTTGCGGTAGCGCCGCAGTTCGCGCTCTAGGTTCGGGCACGCCCCCCGCAGCACCCGGAGCCGCGGCTTGCCGTCCGGGCGGATGTACAGGGCCGTGCGCACGGCGGAGGTCCGGGCCTGAATGTCATCGCAGCCCGCCAAGAACCCCGCCCCGGTCGTCAGGGAGCGCAGTTTGTACAGCCGCATCTGCTCCATGTACTGCTCGACCACGGCCCGGCCGGAGCCGATGTCCGTGATCCGGCCGCCGTGCATGTCGATGATCCACTGGTGGAACTGCTGTCCCTGCACCTTCTCGGCGAACTTCTGGCCGAAGATCGCCGCAGAGCACTGCCGGATGTACAGTTCGTCGTAGACCAGCACCATCGAGTTGTCTGGCGGGACGGCCGCGAACAGAGCCGCGGTCACCGAGTGCCCCGGGTCGATAGCCGCAAACCGCGTCCAGTCCGCGGGAATCTGGCCGTCGGGAAGGTCCTCGCGCAGGAACCCGTGGACCGACATGGCGAAGTTGGGGTAGACGAGGACGGAGTCCGTGATGAACTCGCCCTCGGCGCGCATCCGGAGCACGTCTTCGCCCTGCGCCGCCCACCGCTCCAGCATCTTGGACTTCTCGGCTGAGTCGATCCAAGCGTTATCGAGAAAGCGCAGCGTGAACTTCTTGATGGTCGTCTCGGCTGTGCCTGCCTCCTCGGCGCGGTCGGCGCGCTCGGACAGGGACAGCAGCGACTCCGACCGCGAGTGCGGCATGGCCGACCAGACCAGCCGCCCCTTTTTGTCGGCGAGCCGGGCCTGCGCCTCGGGGAGGATGTTGTCGTTTCCGACGTCCTCGTCGATGTGGATCAGCGAGGCGGCGTAGCCTTGGGCAGGTTCTCCCTCGGCGCTGAAGAACTGAATCTTCCAGCCGTTGTGGAGTTCGATATGGTTGCAGTAGTTGCTGGACTTCAGCACCCACGAGATGGTCTTGATCATCCGCGGCGGGATCAGGGGCGGGGCCGGCTTGGCGAGGTGCTTCCGCGCCTCGTCGGTGACCGGGTTGAACGCCCGCCACTTCCCCGTCTGCTCGTCACGGATGATCTTGAACGCCCCCGCCTTCAGGAGGTAGGGCACTGCCACGAGCCCGATGTGGGTCCAGTTCCGGCCGATGATCACCAGCAGCCCGTCCTTCTCCGGGTACTTCCCGTACGGGTCTTGCCCGGTTGCGGCGCGAGCGTCCTCGACGAACGTGCAGAGTGACTTTCCTGATCGGTTGCCGCCAATCACCAGCGCCTCGGAGGAGCGACACTTGTGGAACTCGTCCTGCATGGGGGAGGGCGTGTAGAGTTTCAGCGCCTCGATCCGGCGTTCGTTGATCTCGGCCTGTAGTTCACGCAGGCGATCCTGCGCGAACTTGGACGGCTTACCCGGCGGGTTCGGTAGCGGTTGCATCGACCACCTCCAGTTTGGGCGCAGGGAGGGCGACCATGCTGGCCGCGGCCTCCACCAGCCGCTGCTCGATCTCTTCGTTGAGTTCGTCCTCGGACCAAAATGTTAGCGGCTTCTTGGAGCCGCCCTGCTCGGCGTTGGTGGTCACGAGCCGGGTCATCATCTCCAGCATCTTTGTCCGGGCGGCGCTTCCGGGCTTTGCGTCGAAGTACTGCTTCAGCACGATGCTGGAGAACCCGGCGACACCGCCGAAGTAGGTCATCAACTGTTCGAGCAACTCGGCCGAGTGCGGCACGGTGGCCCCGCCGACGCGCGTGGCTGCGATCAGCGAGTCGACCGCCCGCCCCTCGATCTGCGCCATCTTGCGGGCGCGGCTCTCGGCCTTTTGGGCCTGCGAAGCCTTGCGCTTCTTCGTGACGCAGGCCAGACACATCGCCGTCTGCTTGCGGTACAGAGGAAACGTCACCGGATCATCCGGCCGGACCTCGCCGCACTCCACGCAGCACTTCTCGCCGGGCCCCACGGGGCACCTCCTCACGATGGAAACCCGATCGGGAGCGTCCTCCCGACCGGGCCCCGAGCGTCCGGCGGATGCCGGACTAGAACTAGCCGAGCAGGCCCGACAGCGGGCTCCTGCCCGGGCTGAATCCGCCGCCCCCGATCCTCTGGCCGCCCGCGCCATACAGGTTCATGCCGGGCGTGTTCTGGGTGCCACCAGCCAGATTGCCCATCACGGAGGCCATCGAGTTGGTCGCGTTGTTCATCGCGCCCGTGACGTTCTTCGAGTGCTCCCGCTTCGTGTCCTCGGCGTACATGCCGAGTTGCCGCTGCGTGCCAGAGTCGAACTTCCGGCGGGACGCCTCCTCTTGGATGGCCCGCTTCTCGAACTGCTGCTGGCGACGGGTGTCGTCGTACATGCGACGGCTGGCAGCCTGCTGCGCCTCCCACGCCTCGCGGGCGGCGTACTTCTCCGCCTCGCGGTTGGGGCCGTACATGCCAGTCATCATCTGGCTGGCCGGAAGCATCTGCCCGGGGCCGCGGGTGTCGGTGTTGGCGCCTCGGGCGTGCATGGCCGCCTCGTACGCCTGACGCTCCTGCGCCTGCTGCTGGCGGGCGTAGTAGTCGTCGTAGGACTCGTCCCAATCGGACTCGTAGGTGTCAGCCATGTCAGGCTTCCTTCGGGGGCGCGGGCGGCTTGGGCGGGTTGTGCTTCAGGGGGTCCGGTTCGTGGTACGAGGCGCCAGAGTCGTACACCGTGTCGCGGCTTGCCGAGCCGCTCTCGCTGTCGATGCGGGTGCCCGGCAGGATCATCTTGCCGTTGTAGATGCCGCCTTGGCCGCCCGTCGCCGCGAAGCCGTCGATGTAGTCCTTCAGTTCGGCGATCCGCCGGCCGGTCGCGAGCGAGCCCTCAATGTCCCCCCGGTACAGGTTGGACAACTGCGCTGCCCCGAGAGTCGCGGCCTCGTCGCCGACCTTGTAGGCGGCGTCCTGCCCGGAGTGGTCGTAGTTGACGGAGCGAGACCCGCTGGATGAGGTCTTGCCCCCGGCGCTCAACTCGTTGACTGGGCCGTATTGGTACATGGGCTCACATATGAGAACGGGCGACGGGGCGGCGTCCTGCCATCCCGCCGCCCGCGAGGTCAGTCAGGCCCGGGCCCGACCGAGATCACTTTTCCGTCGGGGTGTCCTTGTTGGCCTTCTCCAGAGCACGCTCCTCGGCACGCAGCGCCTTGGCACGCTCCTCGTTCTTGGAGGCGTAGAACCGGGCACGGGCGGCACGCCGCTCCCGCCGCATCTCCTGCTTCGACTGCTTGATCTGGTGACCAAGTTCGAGGCGGTCGTGGGCGTCGGTGTGGTCCACCGTGTCACCAGCGAACGCCATCGGGGCGAAGGCCAGCAGCAGGGCGCCGATCAGGAATCGCTTCATGGGGGTCACCTTGGGTCAGGGGATCGTCGGGGTCGTCGTGGTCGCGTCGGTGTCGGCGGTCGGGTCGACGACCACCTCGACCTCTTCCTCGGTGCCGTCGGCGAGAACTCGCGTGACGGGCACGGCGGTGCCGTTGACGACGTTGATCCGCTGCCGCTTGTTCGTGGCCGGGTCCGTGTACGGGCCCTGAATCACGAGCCAGCAGACCTCACCGGGCTCGCAGCCGCCGAGGGCGTCCGCGCCGGTGCCGGTCACCTTCGGCAGGTACTCGTCGACCACGCCCTTGTAGCCAGCCACCGTCTTGGCCGCGCCGGGCGCCCACGGGGTCGTGCCCGCGGCGTCGGTGTTGCGGACGGCGAGGCAGGTCACGATCTCGGGCGACAGGACGGCGCCGGTCTTCGCGTGAACGTCGGTGAACTCCTTCGTGGTCAGCACGACGGAGGCACCCGTGACGGTCGGGTCGGTCTTCTCGATGGGGTGATTCCACCGAGCACCGAGAACATGGCCGCGACCGAAGCCGGGATCGAACGTGTAGGACATGGTCTTGCGACTTCCTTGGGGGTGGTGGTGAGGTGGAGATCAGACGCCCTTGGCGTCCACGAGTTTGAAGAAGTTGCGCGGCGAGACGAATCGCATGTTGGCGAGGACGGACGCGACGTATCTGTAACTTTGATTCGATTCCGAATAGTACGGCCCCTCGGCCGTGATCAACTGTCCCTCCATGCAGTGGAGGTACATGTTGGCGATCGACAGGCCGTAGCCGCAGCCCGTGGGCACCGCGTACTCCGTGCTGATCTCGACGCCGTCCTGCTCGAACACGTCCGAGAAGCCGTAGGACTTCA